GATAGGGATAAATGCACCAAAAGACTACACAATACTGCGAGAGGAACTGATCCATGACTAGAGGACGCAGGCCAAAGTACCCCAATGAGCTGCCAGAGTGGTTTATCCTGCTGGCCAATGATGCAAGGATGGGGAAGGCAGATATTGCCAAGCTATTCTCGTTTTGCAGTCATGGACAAGTATCCCTGTTAGTCAAGCGCGGCGCATTCCCTGCCCCTGACCTGTCAGCTGACAACAAAGGCAAAGGCAGGCCAAAGCCACAATGGTCTAAACATGCTATAATGACCGAGATCGAAAGACGGAAAGGATTGCATGGCTGAAGGCCACAAATACCCGCCCATCATCGCCGATGAAGGCGAAAAGCTATACAAGCGCCCTAACAACAAGGGTCGCCCTAGAGCGTTCGACACTCCAGAGGATATATGGGCTGCCGCCATTGCCTACTTTGAATGGGTAGAGCGTAATCCCCTCTGGGAAGCCAAGCTGGTATCGTTTCAAGGCATTTCCACGGTAGAACAACTGCCAAAAATGCGAGCTATGACCCTAATGGGGTTCTGGCTGCATTCCGGAGTAAACAAGGACACATGGTACCGATACAAGAACGATTCCCATTATCGAGAAGTTTGCGAGAATGTAGAGTATCATATTAGGGAGCAGAAGTTTTCCGGTGCTGCTGCTGGACTACTGAACCCTATCATTATAGCCCGCGACCTTGGCTTATCAGAAAAGCATGAGGTTACAGGGGCTGATGGTGGCGCTATCCGAACCGAGTCTATTACTGCTGCTGTCACTCAACAGGATGCAGCTGAGGCATATCAACGGATGATTAAGGGGGAATAATGCCCCTGCCATTTCCGTTCGATTTCCGCAATCCAGACTATAAGGCAGTGTTCGCATGGAGAGCTGAACGGCTTGCATGGATACGGTCAAACCCTGAACAGCTGCCATCTATCAAAGCCTACTACAAGGAAAACATCGCTCAATTTATTACTGATTGGGGCATGACGTTTGACCCACGGAATGTAGAGCGCGACCTTCCATCGGTTATCCCGTTTATCCTGTTCCCCAAACAAGAGGAATGGGTATATGAGCTGGTATCCCACTGGAAAGCTAGTAAGCCGATGTTGACTGAAAAGACCAGGGATATGGGCATGAGCTGGTTGTCACTGGCTGCCGCATGTGGAATATGCCTGTTCTATCCCGGCGTTACTATCGGATTTGGATCCCGCAAAGAGGAATATGTAGACAAGATTGGCAGCCCGAAAAGCCTATTTTTCAAAGCCCGCATGTTTATGGATAACTTGCCATTTGAGTTTCGCGGCGGCTTTGATTCCACAAAACACGCTCCCCACATGCGGCTAAACTTCCCCGATAGTGGATCGAATATCAGCGGGGAATCAGGGGATGGTATTGGACGGGGTGACAGGACTTCGATCTACTTCGTAGATGAGTCGGCATTCCTTGAGCGCCCAAGGCTTGTAGAGGCGTCACTATCACAGACAACCAACTGCCGGATAGACATATCCACCCCTAACGGTTTGGATAACCCGTTTGCCGAAAAGCGGCATTCTGGCAAGATTGACGTATTCACTTTTCATTGGAGGGATGACCCGCGCAAGGATGATGATTGGTACAAGCGGCAGGTATCCGAGCTTGACCCGGTGACGGTGGCGCAGGAAATAGACATAAACTATGCCGCTTCGGTTGAAGGGGTATTGATACCGTCAGAGTGGGTGCAGGCAGCTATCAATGCCCATGAAAAACTAGGTATAGAGCCAACAGGGGCAAGGCTTGCAGCTCTTGACGTTGCCGATGAGGGGCGCGATAAAAACGCACTGGCAGGTAGGCATGGGATATTGCTGGAGATGGCCGTAGAGTGGTCAGGCGTAGGAAGTGACCCATTCCAGACAACGGCAAAGGCTTTCCACTTGTGCGATGATAATGATTATCCCTCGCTTTACTATGATGCTGACGGCATTGGTTCGGCTGTTCGCGGGGATGCCAATGTAATCAATACCCGGCGCAAGGAGTCCGGGCAAAAGGTTATCAATGTCCAGCCTCATAGGGGTTCAGGTGAGATATTTGACCCGGATGGGGAAATGGTCAAAGGCCGCAAGAACAGAGACCTGTTCAGGAATTACAAGGCGCAGGCATGGTGGGCTATGCGGATCAAGTTCCAGAAAACCTACAATGCTGTCATCAATGGCATGGAGTTTGACAAGGACGACATTATCAGCATAAGTGCTGATATACCCCTGTTAAGCAAGCTGTCGGTGGAGCTGTCGCAAGTTACCTATTCACTCAATGAATCTGGTAAGATAGTGATCGACAAAGCTCCTGATGGTGCAAAATCCCCTAACCTTGCCGATGCCGCTGTTATTGCCTATGCACCGCGCAACAGGGGGATGAAGATAAACCAAGGCGCAATCGACCGCATGAACCAGATGGGCAGACAGATTAGAAGGTGAGCATGAGAAAGCCGAAAGCCAGTCCAGCCGCCGCCGCACCAGATAGAAGTCTGGGCATGAAGGTAATGGCGCGCAAGGCAAAGGAGCAAGGTGGCGAGAAGGTAGGCGCTTATGACTATCCGGTACGCGCACCCGACATAATCCCGAACGTTGTTCCCAAAGGTAAACGCGCCCCTGTGCTGGCTACAGATAACATTGCCTACAATTACACTAATTTTTTTCAGAATACGATTGCAATCGGCGGCTTTCCCGGCTTTGCCTACCTTTCCCAGCTTGCTACCCGTCCAGAATACCGCGCCTTTGCTTCTACTATTTCCACAGAGCTAACGCGCAAATGGGGGAAGTTTGTTAGCAAAAGCGCGAATGATGCACAGGGCGAAAAGATCAAAGCGATTGAGGCGGAGTTCCAACGGCTAGGGATTCGCAATGTATTCCAGATGGCGGCGGCTCATGATTGCCTGTTCGGACGCGCCCAGATTTATATCGGTATCCGTGGTCAGGACAAGACAAAGCCGCTGATATTGAGTCCAAAGACTATTCCCAAGGGCAGCTTGGAACGTGTTTGTACGGTTGAGGCGCTTTGGACTACCCCTGCAACATTCAACGCCAATGACCCAACTGCACCGGACTTCTACAAGCCTCCCATGTGGTTCATGTTGGGCGAGCAGGTGCATGCTTCCCGCTTGATGACGATTATCACGCGCCCACTTCCCGACATGCTGAAAGCTGCGTTCAACTTCGCTGGCATATCGCTGTCACAATTGGCTGAGCCTTACGTTGATAACTGGTTGCGCACACGTCAGAGCGTTAGTGATCTGATTAACAATTTCAGCATCACCGTACTTCAGACCGCAATGGATCAGGTTTTGCAGGGTGATGACTTGGGTGATAGCGTTATTGCCCGTGCTAACCTGTTCACTGCTACACGCTCAAATCTTGGCGTGATGTTGCTGGATAAAGACCGTGAGGATTTATTGCAGGTCAATACCCCGCTATCTGGCCTGCATGAGTTGCAAGCGCAAGCGTTAGAGTTCCTTTGTGTTGTTTCGCGTATCCCGTCTGTGATTCTGACTGGCGTTAATCCTAGCGGTTTCAATGCGTCAAGCGAGGGAGAGATACAGGTTTTTTACGACTGGATCTCGGCGCAACAGGAAGCGTTCTGGCGTGAACCACTTGAAACGATAATGAAAGTAGTTCAGTTGTCATTATTTGGTGAAATTGATCACGATATATCATTCGTATTTGATCCGCTTTACCAGATGACGGACAAGGAAAAGGCAGAAATTGAAGAGATCAATTCCCGCACAGCGACCGGATACCTGAATGCTGGCGTTGTTGATGCTGAAGAATGCCGTCAGATGCTTGCAGACGATCCTGATAGTATTTTCCAAGGGCTTGACATGAGCAAGATCATGGAGCCGGTGGACGGTGATGGCGGCGTTGATATGACCGGCATTATCCCAGATGCCGCAACAGACAAAAGCGTTAGTGAAAAGCAACACAAGGCAATGGAAGCGGCGGCGCATGGTAAAAGCACGCTGGGCATACCGGAAAAAGTTGGCGAAGAGTTTGTAAGCAAAGATGCCAAGAAAAAGTAAGCCCGTCAAAACGGCAAAGGCGGTATTCCCCAACAAGGGGCTGGAAATCAAATACCGCAAGGCCATGCAATCGCTCATTGCAGAAATGCAAGGATCAATCGAGTATTGGATAAAAGCCGCGTACAGGGACGAGCCGCCACGGATGGCATCTTTAGTTGCCGCTGATGCTGCCCCGTCAAAGAAGATGCAAAAGCGCCTTAATATCCTGTCTGCCCGATGGGTTGAAAAGTTTGAAGCTGCTGCACCTTCGATTGCTGAGAAGTATTTGCGCGGTCAGTTCAAAGCGTCAGATAGCGCATTCAGTAAGGCATTGAAAGAGGCCGGATGGTCTGTAGAGTTTACGATGACGCCTGTTGTGCGTGATGCCTTTGAAGCGTCCCTGTTCGAGAATGTCAGCCTGATAAAGTCAATACCGGAGCAATACCTGAAGCAAGTCGAAGGCGTTGTAATGCGTTCGTATACCGCGGGGCGCGATCTGGAAACGATGGTCAAGGAATTACGCGCACTCTATCCAAAGGCACAGGACAGGGCTGAATTGATAGCTCGTGACCAAAGCAACAAGGCAAACGCTGTAGTTAATCGTGCTAGGCAAATGGAGCTTGGATTGACAAAGGCAATATGGTTGCACTCACATGCCGGCAAGCATCCGCGCCCTTCTCATGTTGCGGCGAATGGCAAAGAGTATGAGATTGCGCAAGGGTGCTATATTGATGGCTCTTTTATAAATCCCGGAGAAATGATAAATTGCCGGTGTTCTAGCAGGGTTATTCTGCCGATTTAATGTTATGGGCAAACTTAGATACTTCTACACAAGCACGAAAAACCATTTCCATCAAATGACGGTATTGTGATTCTTCTGGCATGTTAGCTGGAATAATGCCAAGGTCAATGATCTGCTGATATTCCGGCAAATCTTCCCCAAAGCATATTTTGGTTATCATATTACCGGATTTTCGCTCTTCTTCTACGGCGCAGGCGATAGCCGCTAAAAAATCACCCCAGCCATCGCTTTTAAAATATGGGATTGGTAATCCTATCCTATGTACCTTTTCACCTGCTACCCAATTAACTTGCATCTGTAACTCTCCCGCAATTATTGCATTTTGTTCAAGAATATATTGAGGCCTAATCATGCCACATGCCATAAAACCATAATATAGGTACTTGCACGTATTGAAAAAACGTGTACTATTGCCGAAACCGCTGGGATTGGAGAGGGTCACAGCGGCAAACGTGTATAGGGGCTAAACCTCTCCAATGCCATTTGCTGTCATAAAGTTAGCGATTGACCGATCAGCCCGACGGGTTGATGTCGATGGCCGTCTGCACATTGACAAATCGCATATCTCGAAAGCGGCAGTCAATCCTTATTATGGGGCTGAAATCCCCGGCTGGCAGCAACTCGGATTAGAAGAATCGAAGGTTTACCGCCTGTTGCGCGATCCTGTCGAGCTTGAGCGTGGCGCGCATACCTTCGAGCGCCTTCCTATCCTTTCCCGTCATGTTGATCAGCCTATCGGCACGGATGGGCAGGACAAGGATTTGATCATCGGCGCTATAGGTTCCGATGTTGCTTTCAATTCCCCATATCTGGATGCCGACCTTGTTTTCTGGGACGGCGAAGCTATTGCCGGGATTGAAACGGATAAAGTCAAGGAGCTTTCTTGCGGTTATCGGTATGTGCCGGTAATGGAGGCGGGAGAGTTTGAAGGTCAAGCCTACGACGGACGTATGACGGACATCGTAGGCAATCATCTGGCGCTGGTTGAAGTCGGCAGAGCTGGAAGTGATGTTGTGGTAGCCGACTCTAACCCATTTCAAAAGGTGAAAAGTATGAAAATGACCAAACTGGGCAAAGCCCTCTTTGTAGCATTGTCTGCTATGTCCCCTACGCTTGCGGCTGATTCAGCCCTTCCAGCGCTGGTCGGCAAAGCAAGCAAGAAAACTGTGAAAGTTGAAGATGTCAAAAAAGCAGTGCTGGCTATTGATGCCGAAGTTGACCCGCAAATGCTGGACAACCTGCTGGATGCTGTTATCGGCGTAGAAGATGAGCCAAAAGCTATTGAGCCAATGGCAAGCGCTGATGAATCTCCTGCTGACAAGATCAAGTCATTGCTTGCTGGCAAGGTTGAAGATGACGTGCTGAATGCCGTGTTGGGCTGTTTGCAAATGCCTGCCGCTGATGAAAAAGCCGTTGATCTTATGAAAGACAGCGACATGGTGAGCAAGGAAGATGTTAAGGCTGACGTAAAAGCCGCTACTGATGCCCTGCGCGGTCAATTACTGGCAGCACAGAAAGCCGCTGTAGAAGTTCGTCCTGTTATCGGTGATGTACTCGGATGCGATTCCGCTGATGAAATTTACGGCATTGCACTGAAACACATGGGCGTCGATCACGACGGCGTTGAAGGCGTTGCCGCCTTGCGCGCATTGTACCAAGTTGCTTCAAAAGCGCATTTGGCTGGCTTAGAGGCTCCCGTTCATCTTGCTGCTGATAGTGCAGACAAGATGGTAGAAAAGTTCCCGGGCGCTGCCCGTTTCTCACGCGCCTAATCGGAGGGCAACCTTATGGGCTTTCAATCACAAGTAAATCAAACTCCGGCGCTTGCGGTGGCTGGCGACTTCGCCACTGCCAACCCGCGTTCTGCCGTTGTTGCTCCTGAAGCTGGCTTTGTTGCAGGTGAAGGTGGTGTAACTGTTGGTAAGTTTGCATGGATCGACTCTGATGGTCGCACTGTGCATAACTACGGCACATATCCGAATGCACCACAAGGCTTCGTACACCGCGACCAGCAAGGCTTGATTACCCAATACCTGGGCGAGGCCTCTATGGTTATTCCTGAAGGCCAGCCAGTTACCCTGATGCGCAATGGCGACTTCTACGCTGTTGTCACTGGTGCGACTGCTGCCACGTTGGGTGCTACCGTGTATGCGGATTACGACAGTGGTGCAGTCACTATCGGTTCAGCTGCTACAGGTGCTTCTGCTACAGGTGCAATCGGTTCTACCAATACTGGTTTGATCGGTGCGACTTTCACCGCTTCTGCTGACACCGACGATACCCGTCTGGTGGTTACTTCTGTAACTGGCCTGATTAGCGTAGGTGATGAAGTTAGCGGCACTGGCATCACTGCTGGCACTACTATCCTGTCGCAAGTGTCTGGTACTACTGGTGGTGCTGGTACCTATCAGTTGAGCGATAGCAACACCGCCTCAGCTGCCACGGTGACCGCGTTCGGCAAATACCTGAAAATCACCTCAACCACTGGCCTTATCAGTGTTGGTGATACCGTTTCCGGTGGTTCAGGCTTCCCGGTTGGCGCTACTGTGGTATCTCAGGTATCCGGCACTACTGGCGGCGCGGGAGTTTATGAGCTGTCTGATGTTGCATCTGCCTATGTTGCCAGTGCTTCAGGTGTTAAGACTTTCGGCGTCAAGCTGAACATTACTGCGGTGGCCTCTGGTGCGCTGGGTGTTGGCATGCCTGTTACTGGCACTGGCGTTCCATCGAATGCGGTGATCACTGCACAAAATAGCGGCACAGTTGGTGGTATTGGTGTTTACACCATCTCCGAGGTTGCTGCTGATTATGCGGCTTCTACCACTATCACAGCCGTTGGCGGTGTTGCTACAAGCTGGCGCGCGTCGCTTGCGGCTCCCGTTGGCGAACTCACCGTTATCACTCTGTAAGGGGCCAAAACAATGCCAAACATGATTCTGAAAAACCTTGAGCAAACTGCCGGCATCCATTTTATGGGTGTTGATGCTGACCTGCAGAAGGATAATGTATTGCGTTCTGTGCGCCTTGCAAGTGATGGAGTATCCATTGCCTGCGATGCGCAGCCGTCGCTGGTTACCACTTCTAACAGTGGCATCCCTGCATTTCTGACCACTTACATTGATCCAAAGCTGATCGAAGTGCTTGTGTCGCCGATGATGGCGGCCGAAGTTGTCGGCGATGAATCCAAGAAAGGTGATTGGACTACCCAGACCGCAATGTTCCCAGTGATTGAAAGCACTGGCGTAACATCTGCCTACGGCGATTACAGCACAAACGGCGTAAGCGGTGCTAACAGCAACTTCCCGCAACGTCAGAGCTTCCATTATCAAGTTGTTACCCAGTGGGGCGAACTTGAGCTGGAACGTGCTGGCTTGGCTCGTATTGACTGGGCAAACCGTTTGAATATCGCCTCTGTTCTGACGCTCAACAAGTATCAGAACAAAACGTATTTCTTCGGCGTGGATGGTCTGGAAAACTACGGCTTGTTGAATGATCCTGCCCTGCCTGCTCCTATTGTGCCAACCACAAAGGCTGCTGGCGGTACTTCATGGGCTGATGCAACGGCGCTGGAAGTTTATGCCGACATTCAAAAGCTGTTCAAGCAGTTGCAGACTCAGGCTAATGGCACAGTTGACCTGCGCACCCCGATGACTTTGGCCTTGTCTCCACAGTCTGAAGTGTATCTGACCGATACAACTCAGTTCAATGTGAACGTGCAAGACTTGCTAGCTAAAAACTTTCCGAATCTGAAAGTGAAAACAGCGGTTGAGTATTCAACTGATTCCGGCGAGTTCATGCAGTTGATTGCTGATGAAGTTGAAGGACAGCGCACTGCTTCTTGTTGCTTTACCGAGAAGCTACGGGCGCATCCGATTGTGGTGGCATTGTCCAGTTTCATGCAGAAGAAGTCTCAGGGTACTTTTGGTACTGTGATCTATCGCCCTGTCATGATCGCTGGCATGTTGGGTATTTGAGTAGTAAACCGGAGGGGGTAAAACCCCTCCTTTTTTTAAATTTTGGAGAGAGAAAATGGCTAGAGTAATTATTGGTTGTCGTTTGCCGAATGGTATTGTTCTGGAACATCCTGCTAATCCATTGAAAAAGGTGGAGTTGTCAGGCATGAACAAGGTAACCATCATAGGCGCTGGTTTTGCACAGAATGACGTTGATGCTGATTTCTGGGAAGCGTGGATTTCAGTGAATGGCAAGTTTCCTGCCGTCAAGAACGGCTCAATTTTTGTCGCAAAGTCTGCTGATGATGCAATGGCAAAAGCGCGCGACATGAAAAAGGAAAAGACTGGTTTCGAGCCGATGGCACAAGATGCTGGCGGCGTGACCAAGGCGGCTTGATAAGTGGCCGTTGTCGTATTTGATGCGGCGGCTTTCAAAGTTCGCTATCCTGTTTTTGCATCGGTCGATAACGGCTTGCTTTCTGCGTGTTTTGATGAATCGGGAATGTATTTATCCAACTCTGATACATCCCCCGTTCAGAATGTAGCGGTTCGTCAATCGCTTTTGTGGATGCTGACCGCGCATATTGCTTGGCTAGGTGGTGCATTGCAGGCAAACCAGCCGATGCCTGTCGGGCGTACTTCGCAAGCTGGCGAAGGATCTGTCAATGCATCGTTTGAGTACACAACACCAACGCCTGGCAGTGGCGCATGGTTTAACCAGACGCAATGGGGCGCATCGTTCTGGCAGGCCACTAGCAACTTGCGTGGCTTCCGGTATTTCCCACGTCCTACGGTGATTACCTGATGGCTACCGAGGTGATCAGCGTAAGCGGCGGCGACAAGATGGATGATTATCTAAAGTCTCTGCTGAATAAATTGGATTGCGGGGATCTGACTGTTGGCTTTATGGAAGGCGCTACTTATGCAGATGGCACGCCAGTTGCACAGGTAGCATTCTGGAATGAGTTCGGTCATGGTGGAAGATTCCCATCGCCTCCACGTCCGTTTTTCCGCAACATGGTATCAAAAGAATCGCCGACATGGGGCAAGAAACTTGCGGGATTGCTGAAAGCTACGCATGATGATGGGCAGCGATCAATGGCAATTCTTGGTGAGGATATTGGCGGTGCTTTGGTGCAAAGTATTATCAATACCAATGAGCCGCCATTATCAAAAACCACTTTAAGACTTCGCGCAAAATTCGGGAATAATCGCAGTGCAATAAAGTTCAATGATGTCTTGGCAGCGCAACATGAGGGTGGAAAAGTTGCAACTGGCACGCAAGCAAAGCCGCTTATCTGGACTGGTGAGATGAAAAACAGCATTACCTATAAAGTGGGTGATGGTGAAAAAGTTGCAGTGAGTGGAAGCTGATGAACCTTCGTGCCATAGCAAACCAATGCAGCTCGGTGATTAACCCGAATATCGCTATTACTATCCGTGTGTCTGATGGTTACACCATCGGCGCTGGCAGAAAACAGGAGCCATCCTATCTACCGGATGCTGAAGGATACGGGCAGTTACAGGCACTTGATGGTGATGACCTGAAACAAATGGAAGGCTTGAACATCCAAGGCGTTGTGAAAGCGCTGTATATCACTGGTACGCTCGCCGGAGTTATCCGTCCTGATAGCAAGGGCGGCGATCTTGTCATCATTGACGGACAAACGTGGCTAGTAGCAAAAGTGCTTGAAGGATGGTCAAACTGGACTAAAGCGGCTATCTGGCTACAGGAACCCGCGTAATGGCTAACTATGAAATCAGCGTTGTCATAGATGAAATCATTGATGCACTTGGTGACTTTATTGAGCCGTTCGTTTTTGGCGCTGACATTATTCGTGGGCAGGTAAACCGCACGCCTCCCCCATCCGGCCAGTATATTGAATTGACTGAAATCCTGTCGGTTGATTTGTCTGTTCCTTACCAACAATACAGTGCTAGTGCTCAAGTAGATCCAGTTCTGGATCAGGCCGATCTGATAGGCCGCGTGCGGTCTGATATTCAAGTTGATTTCTACGGCGACAATTCTGGCAACTGGTGCAGGGCTGTACTTAACGCAATCCGCACGGGATACGGTTTTGATCAATTCCCCGACGGGATAAGGCCGCTGTATTCAAGCGATGCAATGCAGCACCCGTGGACAACGGGTGAAAAACAAAGTGTTACACGGTGGACGATTACCGTGTCAATTCAGTATAATCCACAAGTGACAGTGCCGCAGGAATTTGCTGACGAGATTACTGCAAATGTGGCCGTTCCTGTAGATCAAACGTGAGGTAAATCATGATTCCTGCTCGCAATATCGTAACTGTTAATCCCGGCACTATTGATGGCGGTGGAAACCCGCTGTCTCTGAATGGCGTTGTGCTGACGATGAATGACCTATTGCCTCCTAGTGCGCCGATGAGCTTTTCCAGCCCAAATGCAGTAGGAGCGTTTTTTGGCGCATCATCTGCCGAAAAAGATGCGGCTACCGTGTATTTCAAAGGGTATGACAATTCAACAGTCAAGCCCGGTCTTATCTGGTTTTCCCGTTATGTCGGGGGGGATAGCAACGGATCTGTTGGAATACGCAGCGGATCTTTTGCCGGTTATACACTGACACAGATACAGGATTTGACGCCCGGAACAATGACCATCAGCGGCACTGATGGTGCCGGTGATCTATATTCGTTCACGTCGGCATCAATCAATCTTTCAGGCGCTACCAGTTTTAGTGATGCTGCTAGCATTATCACAACTGCGTTCAATAATAACATCGTTGTTACATGGAATGCAGAAGTTTCCGCATTCATTCTCGTCATTGATACATTTGAAGGCGCGCCTTACACGATCAACTATGCTACCGGTGCCTTTTCTCCGCTCATCAAAATGGCAGCGGAATCTGGTGCTTTGCTGACACAGGGCGTAGACAATGACACGCCAGAAACGGCAATGGACAGGGTTTATTCTGGCACGCAGAACTGGGTATCATTTACGACCATGTTTGAGCCTGTCATTGAGGACAAGACATTATTTGCAGAGTGGACTGATGCACAAAATCAGCGCTTTCTGTACGTTCCGTGGGATACTGATGCGCAGGCGATTGTAAACGGATCTACTACATGCTTTGGTTATCTTGCAAAGCAGGCGGAGTACAATGCCGTGATGCCGGTCTATAACACGCTGAATCTTGCGTTGTTTGTTTTAGGTGCCGGTGCATCAATTGATTTTTCAAGAAACAATGCACGAATCACGTTTGCATTCAAGCATCAATCCGGAATGGCAGATACTGTAACTGATGAACAGATAGCAGCTAACCTGCTAGAAAATGGCTACAGTTACTATGGAATTTATGCAACGGCAAATGATGACTTCTCTTTTCTGTATAACGGACAAGTCAGCGGCCAATGGTTGTGGGCTGACACATTCCTGAATCAGGTCTATTTGAACAATCAGTTTCAGCTTGCACTGATGGATCTGCTTACACAGATTACTTCCATCCCGTACAACCAAGAAGGCTACAACCTTATCCGTTCGGTAATGCAAGACCCGATCAACCAGTTTATCAACTTTGGCGGGATTCGCGCAGGGGTTGTATTGTCCGAATCACAAAAGGCACAGGTAAACAATGCGGCAGGATTGGATGTTGCAAGCATTATTGAAACGCAAGGTTATTACTTGCAAATTCTTGATCCTGGCGCACAAGTTCGCGCTGCACGCGGAACGCCAGTTATCAATTTCTGGTATACCGATGGCGGTGCTGTGCAGCAAATCACCGTCGCATCAATTGACGTAATGTAAGGGGCATATCATGGCTGAGACAACAATTACCAGCGCTAACAGTGTGCTGACCTTCATGGTTCCGGGATTGTTCCCGGTTCCGGTTACAATGCGCGGCTTTTCATCTGACCGCGCTTTTGTTGCTGATGCTGTTGATCTGGCAGAGGTTAACATGGGCGTAGATGGCAGAATGACTGCTGGTTATACGCCTAATCCGGCGAAAATGACGGTCAGCTTGCAAGCCGATAGCCCGAGCAAAACGTTCTTCACAACGCTGGTTCAGGCGATGAAAACAGCTCGTGAGGTGTATTACATCATGGGCAGTCTTGCTTTGCCGTCAACCGGTGAAAGTTTTGCAATGACTCGTGGTATTTTGACCACCCCAAAACAGGTTCCTGACGCGCAGAAAGTTTTGCAGCCGATGGATTTTGTTATTACTTGGGAACGTATCGACCGCTCGTTGCTATAACAGGTTTCGACACCCGCACCCGCTGACACAATCGGCGGGACGGCCTCTCCACCGTGGCGGGCTGTCGATCTAATTATGGAGAGTCCGTTGAGTTGGGAGAGAAGCAATGCGGAAAGTGTCAGTAGTTACAATCACAGATCAGAATCGAGATAAGGGAAAGGCTTTCCAGATTACGGAAATGCCAGCTTCTCAAGGCGAAGCTTGGGCAACTCGCGCTATTCTTGCATTGATAGCTGGTGGCGTTGAGTTGCCAGAAGGATTTGAGAATCTTGGGATGGCAGGTATTGCTGAGATCGGATTAAAGGCGCTTGCCGGTTTGAAATATGACGTTGCAGAGCCATTGCTTGCAGAGATGATGGGATGCGTACAGTCAATACCTGATCCGGCAAAGCCGCATATAGTGCGCCCTATCATTGAAGAAGATATTGAAGAAATTACCACAAGGATCAAACTGCGTGCAGAGGTTTGGAAATTGCACACGGATTTTTTGCAAGCCGTCGCCCAATCCCCATCCGACCGCTTAAAGAAAGTGGGCGGCGGCAAAAGGGGCTGATAAATTACGTGAACGTGCAATCATCAATCGGTCGAGTATTATCCTCAGGGATGGCAAGATTGCATGAGCTTGATACTGTGCTCGGCTGTACTGACTTGTACATTATGATGGAAGTTCTGGCGGTCGATGATTACAACCGTGCTCTGATGGATGATGACTGATGCCTACGATCATTGATTCGCTCATTGTAAAGCTCGGACTTGATACGACCGATTATGATAAAGGCCGTAAAAAGGTTGGCGGATCGCTGAAAGATACTGGCAAGGAAGCCAAGGAGATGGGCAAGAAAGTCAAGGAAAGCGCACGGGAAGGATCAAGCGGTTTTAATGACATGGCAAAAGAAGCTACCAAGTTTCTTGCCATTATTGGCGGCACTGCTGCTGTTACGAACTTTGCCAAGAATGTCATCGAATCATCCGCGGCAATGTATCGCTTCTCACAAAATATCAAGGAGAGTTTTACACAGATCAGTATTCTAGGCGGAGCGGCTGAGGTTGCAGGTGGAAGCGTTGAAGGCTTGCAGGGCACGCTGGATATGCTCAGTAAGGCGCAGACAGAGCTGAAATTAACTGGACAATCTTCTTTGCTTGGTTTCTTCAGTGCGTTAAAAATATCACATGCTGAAGCTGCTGGTTCTGTCACTGATTTATTGAATGTCATCCATAACAAGATGATGGGTAAAGACAGAAAGGACATGTTCAACCTTGGGCAAATGTTCGGGGTAGATGCTGGAACGATGAATCTGCTGCTATCCAGTGATGAAGAGTTCAAGGCGTTACTTGAATGGCAGGCAAAGCTGAATAAGCTCACGGAAAAGCAAGCAAAGCAATACAAGGATATGTCGCAATCATTAACAAAATTAAGACAGGAAATGGAGGCTTATGGTATTAGCCTGTTGTCTGATGCCGCGCCTGCGATAATGCGAATTATTGATCTGTTTGAAGGTTTTGGAACGTGGATAAAACAGCACGGCGGCTTTGTGCTGGGTTTTCTTGGCACGATGGGAACGTATCTTGCAATCATGGGGGCAAAAGCACTGCCCATCAGTTTGCTTGCCGCTGAATTGCTTTTGTTGGCTGTTGCTATTGGCTTGGTAGCCGATGATTTCCGGACATTCAAGGAGGGCGGTGATTCACTTATACCATGGCAGAATGCGATTGACGGCGTTAGTAAATTGATCGAATGGCTTGATAAATTGCTGGATAAAATGCAAGAAGTTGCATATAACCCAGTCACAAAACTACTAGGCGCAGGCAATGCGCTGATTGCAGCGATTAAAGGCGACCGCAAGGGAATGCAAATTGCTTATGGCGCTGGTAGCGGCGCTTACAGCCCGTCGTCTGGTGCTGGATCTCTTGAGCAAAAACTGGCAAATGCCGAAAAGGAAAATGGCCTCCCTGCTGGAACTTTGTCCGCAATCATTAAGCAGGAGACAGGCGGGAATCGTGCATATATTGATGATCCAAGCAAATATCACTATGGACTCAATGCGCAAGGTAAGCGCATTGCGCCGCATACCGGAAAAGTATCAACCGCATTTGGCCCATTTGGTTTGCTGGAATCTACTGCGCGTGATCCGGGCTGGGGAATTGAACCACTAAAAAACAAAGGTATTGACGAACAAATCAGATTGATTTCGCAATATGTTGCGAGGCGCTCAAAAAGCGCTGGAAGTCTACAGGCCGGTCTGGCTGGCTACGGTGAGGGCGCTGGATATGCCAATAGCGTTTTGTCAGGAATCCCCGGCGCATCACAAGCAGCAATGGCAGGCGGAGCTATAGCAAGCAATGCGCCATCCCGTAGCGTAACCAATAGCATTGGCGAGATGAAGATTTACACGCAAGCAACTGACGCAGAAGGCATTATGCGTGATGCTGGACAGGCGATTGATTACCTGTCGATCTCGCAAGCCAACACGGGGCAAATGTGATGCCTCTGATACCGTATCCCGACGTACCAAACACTGACGGCGTTCCGCCAATACCGCGCTCGCCCAACTTCCCGCCGGTTGCTGGCTTTGTGTTAGATAGCATCCAAGGCGCTATCTGGAGAGCGTTTCAGGTAGAACAGAAATGGGGGATATGGACTTTAACCCCAGACGGGAAAAGCCCGGATAAGTTATTTGCAGATCAAAGCCTGTTCCCCGGATTTGTTGGCGTTGCTGTTGGTGCAGCTGGTGGATTACTACCTGGCAACTTGATAGGTAGTGCGACTCTTTCTGTCGGCAGTCTTGAATATGCAAAAGAAATGCGCGTTTCAGATTTTCCGATTGAAAAAGGGGGATTCGCAAGCTACAACAAAGTGGAAATGCCAGCTAATCCAGTTATGACGCTTTACTTTTCCGGAACAGAAACAGAACGAAAAACATTTATTGATTTGATTGATTCTGCAACGAAGTCACTGCAACTTTTTGCGATTGTCACTCCTGAAGTGAACTACATTGGCTACACGATGGAGAAGTACACATACAGGCGCACCCAACAAAGCGGCGCTTATATGTATATCGTGGAAGTTCCGTTGAAGGAAATCAGGGAAGTAACATCGACTTACACCAGATCAAATCCGGCAGGCATAGATGACCCGAAAAAGAAAGATGCGGTTCCACCTGTCGATAATGGAAAAACACAGACCAATGCCCCAAAACAATCAGTATTAACATCATTAAAAAATAAAGCCAGTGAAGGGATGGAAAAGTTAAGCAATTTCCTGAGTGGTAAATGATATGCAACAGATTCCACTACAGTCTATTCCGTCCCAGATTGTACGCTGTGTTCTCGGTGTGCAGAATGTCACGCTGTTTATTTACCAGAAAGAGCAAGGCTTGTTTGTCGATGTTTCAGTTGAAAACCAAGCTATTGTTTATGCTGCCTTGGCTCTGGATATTACGCCTATTGTGTGTCGTGATTATGCAGGTTTTATCGGGAATCTGATGTTCACCGATACCCAAGGAAACGCTGACCCTGATTACACTGGACTAGCTGACAGGTTCGCGCTTGTCTATCTGACAGAGGCAGAATATGCCCTCATTCAGTAATAAAAAGCAGTTGAAGTTTGTCATAACCCTTGGACAAGGTGTGTTCAAGAAAAACGGCGTTTCTGTCGTTGTGAACGGTGTGAAAATTCCAGGAGGGAAAAATCAGATAACCCTACAGGGATTCCGTGCTACTGCAAATATCCAGAAAGCTGGTGGCGTCCAGATGGGGCAGTTACAAGCGAAAATATACGGCGTCAAACAATCGGATATGCAGGCTATAACGTGCTTTCAGTGGAAACCGCTTGAAACGGTTAGCCATCATGTAGACGTTTATGCCGTGGATGGCGATGCGCAATATCTTGTATTCGCTGGAACAATTGTAAACGCGTGGGGCGATTATCAATCCGCTCCTGATGTGTTTTTGTACATTAAAGCCGCAACCGCTTATCAGCAACAGATTACCCCAGCTAATCCAACAAGCTATCAAGGCGCGATTGATGCCGCTGTAGCTCTGAGGCAGATAGCGGAAGCTATGGGGCTGACCTTTGAGAATAATGGCTCTAGTGCCATGATGAATGATATCTACGTTGCTAACACACTGACAGAGCAGGCAAAAGAAATAGCAAAGGCCGCTAACTTTGGCTTATATATTGATGACAAGGTGATGGCTATAACGCCGCAATACGGGGCTAGGACTGGAATTATTCCAGAGATTTCACCACAAAGCGGCATGGTTGGGTATCCGACTTTTGACGGTTTGGGAGTAACAGTAAAAACGCTTTACAATCCTGCGATATTGTTTGGCGGTCAAATGAAAATAGTTACAGATATTCCGCAAGCTGCTGGAGTGTGGAATGTCGCCAGCGTTACGCACTTTCTGGAAAGTGAAAAGCCGAATGGTCAATGGTTTTCAGTAGTAAGGGGGATACTCGGTGACACAGCAATTATCCGGTAATATCCCGCCGGGGTTCTTTGGGGCACAAACCGCTTACGGTGAATGGAACCGTATCAACTTCCAGATTCAGCAATCGCTTGCAAAAATGCAAACGAATATGCCTGTTCAGGTTGTGGCTTGTACCAACGATGGCGGCTTGTCTGCTGTTGGCTTTGTTGACGTTGTGCCGATGGTTAATCAGGTAGATGCCGCTGGCAATCCAGTAAAGCATACAACTATCTTTAACGTCCCGTACATGCGCATACAGGGCGGATCTAATGCAATTATCATTGATCCTGCGGTTGGCGATATAGGGATTGCATGTTTTGCTTCGCGCGATATTTCAAAGATCAAAAATACCAGAAAATCAGGCAATCCGGGGAGCGCACGGCAGTACAGTTTTTCCGATGCCATGTATATCGGTGGGCTATTAAACGGGATTCCTACTCAATACGTTCAGTTTTCAGCCGATGGCATAGTTATTAGCAGCCCGACAAAAACAGAAATGGTTGTAGGCGATAACACAATGACGCTTGATAGTGAATCGTGGAATGCCACAGTTGCGGGACAGACGTTAGTATTGAATGCGTCCGGTTTATGGCATAATGGCGTAAATATAGGCTATCACCACAAGCACACAGGCGTGACTGTTGGCACTGGCATCACAGGCAATCCGCAACCATGACGATGATGAATACATTGTTACTTGATCGCTCGGCTTGGGACTTAGTGCTTGACAGTGCGGGTAATATCGCAATGGCACAGCCACCCTATGCGCTTGAACAGGATGTAGCTAGTGCGGTACAGCTTTATATTGGAGAGTTGTGGTATCAGGGAGGTAATGGAATCCCATATTTTGATGAAGTGCTAGGCCATTTGCCGCCGTTGTCGCTGGTTGTTGGATTGATTGAAAAAGCTGCTTTGACGGTATCCGGCGTAGTTTCAGCACAGTGCATTGTTTCTGCATTTAATAATCGACAAATATCCGGCGCTATTAGATTTATAGATGAAACAGGAGCGGCACGTAATGTCAGTTTCTAGCGTTCCAAAGTTACAGTTTACGGATGCCGGTGTTGTAATCCCGACGGAAAGTGAAATCCTTGCCGGTGTTATGGAAGATATGAATTCTGCATTCGGCGGCGGTCTTTCTTCAAATCTTGAAACACCACAGGGGCAGCTTGCATCCAGTCAGTCCGTTGTGATCGGTGATAAAAATAATGAAATTGCCTACATTACCAATCAGGTTGATCCGCAATATAGCTCTGGACGTTTCCAAGACGCCATAGGCCGAATCTATTTTCTTAAACGCAAGCCTGCGTTGCCTACAACCGTACTATGCACTCTGATCGGATTATCTGGCACTGTTGTTCCTGCCGGAACATTGGCACAGGATACCAATGGCTATATTTATGCCAGTGTCGGCACTGTCACAATTCCGGACTCGGGATCAGTAGATTGTGAATTTCAAAACTTGGAAACTGGCCCGATAGCCTGCGCTGCTGGTGCGTTGCAAATTGTCTACCAATCCGTGGCGGGATGGGATGCCATTACTAACGCGGAAGACGGGGTTTTAGGCTCTGTTGTTGAAAGTCGTCAGGAATTTGAATATCGCCGGAAAAACTCTGTATCAATAAATGCTAATGGTACGCCCGGCGCAATTTACGGCGCTGTGTTCAATGTTGAGAATGTTGTCGATTGCTATGTGATTGATAACCCAACAGGATCTACCGTCAACACGGGAGCAACTAATTATCCAGTATTGGCCCATTCTGTTTATGTCGCTGTTGTTGGCGGAACTGATGCCGATGTTGCTAATGCAATCTGGACAAAGAAAGATCTGGGATGCGACATGAACGGAAACACGTCCGTATCGGTCACCGACACATCAGGATATAACTACCCCTATCCGACGTACACGATAACATTTGAAAGGCCTGCAGCACTTCCTATCCTGTTTACTGTTGATATTGTCGATGATCCATCGTTGCCAAATGACATCGAACAACGGATAAAAGATGCAATCATTGCCAGATTTAACGGTGTAGATGGCACGGCACGCGAGCGCATCGGGTCGTATGTGTTGGCGTCGCGTTATTATGGCGCTGTCAGTCTCACTGCTTCAAATGTACAACCGCTTTCAATTCTTGTCGGAACTGTAACTGCGGATCAGGCGCGGGTTGATGTAGGCATTGATCAACAACCGACAATCAGTGCTAATGACATTGTGGTGAATCTTATATGATAGAAATTGACCGCACGATAATCAGTCAGTACGCGAATAGTCCGACAATTGTGCAGTTATGTCACAACATTGACCAGTACATTGATCCGCGAACAGATATAGATGAGTTCTATAGTTTCGTGTGGAACGTCGATACCGCGCAAGGATTCGGGCTTGATATTTGGGGCAGGATTGTAGGAATTGGCAGGGATCTATATTTGCCTGAAGTTAATTGGTTCGGATTCGATGAGGCTTCGCCAGGGTCTTATCCATTTGATGAACAGCCTTTCTTTAATGGCGGCGGTAGTACAAATGTCTTTGCCTTGGCCGACGATGCATACAGGAAGCTGATACTAACAAAAGCACTGGCCAATATCTGCTCTACAAATGCCCAGAGCATTAACCAGCTGCTTCAAAACCTGTTTGCTGACCGTGGCAAGTGTTATGTGAATGACATGGGCGGCATGGCGATGCGGTACACGTTTGAATTTGATCTAACCCCTGTCGAATATGCTATAGTTACGCAATCCGGAGCTTTACCTAGACCGGCAGGCGTTTTGCTGTATTTCTTCGGCAGTGAACTTCCCCTGTTCGGGTTTGCAGAGGCTGGTACAGAATCAGCTTCCCCGTTTGATGAAGGTGTTTTTATGCCATCGAGTGCTTATTATGCAATTAGCTAATGCCCCTAGTAAACTTGTGCTGGCATTTGCCGCGTCTGGCGGCAAGAATGTTGTTCCAGTTGACGCCAATCCTACTCCCGGTGGCGCATCATACACTGACGGATTTCCGCCATTGACCAGGACGCCAATTTCAGGTGGGGGTATTCCCCCTTCTGGGCTGGACATGAATGGGGTGCTGTACGAGGACACCGCAGTAACCCGATGGCTGAATGCCGGGGCAACGTTTGAATTCGATCAAGACTTTGCAGACGATCCGAATATCGGAGGCTATCCTGCCGGTGCTGTGTTGCTCCAATCAGACGGCAATGGACTATGGCTGAATCAGACGGATGATAACGTAACTGATCCAGATGACGCTGGTGCGGCGGCGGATGGATGGGTTCCCGGTGTTCGTTATGGCGTTGCTGCTGTAACGATGACAAACGCCAACGTCACCCTGACGCCGTTGCAGTATTCAAGCCCGATTATCGTTATATCTGGACTGCTGACAACAAACGTGCAGTTGATTTTCCCTGCGATTAAATGCCAGTGGATTGTGATCAATAATACCACGGGCGCGTATTCAATAACGTGTAAAACCGCTTCAGGTGCAGGCATAGCAGCTTATGGCAATCGTCTGCTGTATTCGGATGGGACAGATATAAAACAGGCCGCTACTGATGTTATAGCGGCATCTCTGGATGCTTGTGCCAGTGCCGGTGGATCTGCTAATGCTATCACGGCATCTTTTCCTAATTTGACTGCACAATCAAATATCAACGGCGTGCCTTTTTACGTTCGCGCTGCAACTGCAAACACAACTACAACGCCGACTGTGACACTCACAGGAATCATATCTGGCGCAAAAACCATAGTGAAAGGATCCAACCAGCCGCTTGCAGTGGGTGATATTGCCGGTGCGGGTCATTGGTTAATGCTGCAATATGATAGCGCGCTGGATAAGGTTGTTTTATTGAATCCAGCGACGTGGAACGCAGGATCATCAACTGGCGTTATGGCATTGTCAAAAAATCTTGTCATTACTACAACCGGAAGCAGTAGCGATATAACAATATCGTTTGACGAGTGCATGCTTGAGCTTTCCGGTGGAGGTCAATATAAGACGGTCACAAACTTCAGCACAGTCAAGACAACTTCCTCGTGGGTTGCTGGTAGCGGTAATGGTGGACTCGATACTGGAAGTTATGCCGCGACGACGTGGTATTTCGTCTGGGCGATCTATAATCAGTCATCAGTTGATGCGTTAATTTCATTGTCAGCAACTGCACCGACTTTGCCAAGCGGATACACATATTGCGCGCTTCTAGGTGCATTCAGGTCTAGCTCTGTTGGCCCAAATTATTACCCCTACCCTATCGTGCAGAAAGGGAAGAAAGTGCAGAACGCACCCGCTGCTGGCACTGTATCCCCGATTTTGCCGCTTATTACCAATGGCGCATTGGGTAGCGTTACCGTACCGACGTGGGTATCTGTTTCCGTTTCATCGAAAGTCCCTTCGATTGCGTCGGCGATTTCTGTTGTGCTTGGATGCCCGACAACGGGTGACAAATGCATGCTTGCTCCCAACAGTAATTATGGAGCAATAGATGACGCAACAGGAAATCAGCCGCCACTGATTGCAAGTAACCATCCCGCCACGGCGGTAGGAACTCTGGTACTCGAAAGCGGAAACATTTATTACGCTGGCAATGGCGCGACGAGTGTGGCGTCGTGCCTTGGCTGGGAATATCCTTGAGGGCTTAACAATGGCAACTATCGGGCCAATCAGCATTACCGGATCGTGGACGAAAATATATGACGGGCGCGAAAGTGGCGCATTCAATGGCGGCATTCAAGCGCTGGATGCAAACGCTGTATATGTGAGAGTCACGGATACGGGGAACGCGCCGACAAACAACGGCGGGTTTATGCTTGTGAATGAAATTTACCCATTTGGGGTGTCGGCCACACAAGTGGCATGGGCGCGTGCCGCTGATGGCGCTGGCCAGATTGTATTGGGGTGATGTATGGCAGAAGGTAATTTTTTCCCCGGCCCAACTGAATTTGCGTATTCCGGCGTATCATCAGGTGCGCCGTCTGCATCATCCAATAACGGAAAGATCGCTTATTTCAGCGATAAGCCTGATTCCACTGGCGGTTATTTTTACGCTCGCAATGGCATCTGGGATAGCGTAGGCGGCGGCTATCTTACTATTGATACTTGGGCAAATATATTGTCCAACTATGCCGCCGCGACATATCCGGAA